ATGTACCAAAAGAGAACACCAGAGTACTGCGTGAGGACAAAGTGCGGAAGATGATGGACTCAACCCACTGGAAAGAACTGGAGGAAGCAGCATGACTGACCTACAAAATCTGAAGAAAATCAAATACATCTTGGAAGAAGAAGTCCTGAACAGGCTGTTTCGCAGTGGCGTCGAATGGGCAAATGTAAAAGAAGCTCTGCTCGTTGTTGACAAGATGATAGAAACAAAAACCAAGAAGGGTAAGGCTGTCAAGTCACGCCCTGCTGCCGCCAAGAAAGCACCCAAAAAGAAAGCACCTGAAATGTTTTCTTGGGAGTGGTGGATTTCATAATGGCAAAGAAGTCTGACAACAAGTACGACCCGACACTACATCGGATCAAGAAGCGTACATCAATAGGGGCGGGACACTTATCCCGTCCCAAAAATAAACACAAGAGACTTAACTGGAAAAAATATAGAGGACAAGGAAGATGACCTTTGATTTTATAAGAATGCTTATTGGCGCTCTTCTGGGTGGGGCAATATAATGGGATATATTATAACCCAATCAGAAGACGACACCGTTAAAGACCTAGATAGCATTGATGCAATGATTGATCAGGAAGAAGAAAAGTTATACATCTTTCAAGAGTATGAAGATGCAGTAGCTTATCTGATGTGTCATGGTATTCGTGAATTATCTACTGGCTTTCCCTTTAATATAAAGATAGAGAAGTTACAATGAAGTTTATTATGATTGTTTTATTGGCTATCTTTTTAGTAAGTGTTAAAAGTATCACCGCCAAGGCTGACGAGTTATCTTGTCTAGCTGAAGCGGTGTACTTTGAAGCACGTTCCGAACCCTTCATTGCACAACTTGCTGTGGCTAATGTTGTTCTTACAAGAGTGGAGTCAAACCGTTATCCAGATAGCATCTGTGATGTTGTCCATCAGAGTAGGAAGTGGAAGGGCAAACCAATACGAAACAAGTGTCAGTTCTCCTACTGGTGTGATGGCAAGCCAGAGACTATAGCTAATGTTGATGCCTATCAGGAGTCAGTTGGCGCAGCAGAACTTGCTTTGCAAGGTGCGATACTTAGCCAGACAGGTGGTGCCACCCACTATCATGCTGCGTATGTCACCCCCTACTGGGCAATGGATGAGGAGTTCATGGTTCTGGGTCAGGTTGGTGGTCACATCTTTTATGTTGACACTCGTAACTGATAGGAGTATAATGTGCCTGAAAAACAGCTACAGTCTGCTTGGGAAACCCTCAATACTCATGTTAAACAACTGAAAGGAATAGTTAGAGAGCAGGAAAATACTATTAAAGAACTAAGAGAAGAGTTAGCCAAAGCAAAACAAACAGAGGCAAACACTAAATGGGTGGAACACGATGACAAAAGTTTACGACTTTGATTGGCATCGTCTACAGAAGGAAGACATCCTAAGAAAAAGTCTTGGGTATTCCACAGATGTATGGCAGCTAATGAAGGAGTCAGGATATAATGTTAACAGTGTTAATGATAGAGAACAGTTTTTCAAAGACCTAGAGGATTTAGACTAATGAGTAGAAACCTTTGGCAGAAAGAGCGGAAAGAACTTTTCCGTTCACTGGTGGGACAGTACAAGTCTGAAGGCTACAACGACAAGGAAGCCAAGCGTCTGGCCCGACTAGAGGCTGACGAAATCATGGACGACAAAGAAAGTTTCATAGATAACATATGGGAGGAAGCCTACGATGACAGTTGAACTGATTGATCACATGGGTAATGATCTATCTGTTGTTAACGCTGCAAGGGTAAGCTTCAGCAAGGAAAGCAAACAACTGTCAGACGGGGACAGTAAACTGATAAAGTATCTGGCAAAGCATAATCACTGGACACCTTTTGGTCATGCTTCTGCACAGTTCAGGATCAAGGCTCCGATCTTTGTGGCACGGCAACTGATGAAGCATCAGGTGGGTCTGGTCTGGAACGAGGTGAGCCGTCGCTATGTCAAGACAGAGCCAGAGTTCTGGAAGCCTGACTACTGGCGGCAAGCGTCTGATGATATCAAGCAGGGTTCGCTCAGAAAGAAAGTGCCGTCACAGTCTGTGATGGATCATATGTTTGCTGATGCGGAGCGTCACTGCGCTGATGCCTACAAAGCAATGATAGATACGGGCGTCTGTGCAGAACAGGCCAGAGCAATACTACCACAAAGCCTCTTGACAGAATGGTACTGGTCTGGTACACTTATGGCCTTCTCCAGAGTTGTTGCTCTACGCAACGCCAAGGACGCACAGCTAGAGACGAGAGCCATTGCAAAGGAGATTGATACTCATATGAGGAAACTTTTTCCTGTGTCATGGAGTGCATTATGTGGAAGCTAGTATTAAAGAAGGAACTTGGTGATGTGGTTGTCCAGAATTTTCGCACGAAAAAAGAAGCCGAAGAAGAGCTACGAAACAGAACCGGACTCGTTCGGCATATTACCCGCAGAACTGCAAAAGGAGTTTATAAAATCCAAAAGGGATAAAGATATGGAAGTTCTTATTGAAGTATACAAACCAAAGGTACGAGGAAAGATTGAAACATCATTCAAGGCAGCATGGCGTGGTCTTGAAAGGGTGGATAAAATTGAAACATTAATATCACTGGAGAGGGAGCTAGCTGCACAACGAAAAGAAATATCTTCTGAACTACACAAACACAGCAAAGGTAAATGGTAAACTTAATTGAGTCTTAGTAGTAGAGTTTCTACGAAACTACTAAGGCTCAATTAATTTGGAGAAGTTTATGGAAAACAAAACACACCAACCCTGTCCCGACTGTGGCTCGTCAGACGCACTGGCGTACTATGATTGGGGTACGAAATGTTTTAGCTGCGATACCGCCAAACCCTACAAGAATGGAAACCGAATGCAACACACCCCCGCACCAAAGAAGATCGTGAACATGAACCAACAACCCAAGAACTTTATTGTTTCTGATATACCTGATCGTAAGATCACTACGGAGACTTGTAAGCGTTATGGCGTGTCGGTCGCTAAAGACGGCAACATGATCACCGAACACATGTATAAGTATTATGACAAGGACAGCAACCACATCGGCACCAAGTTCCGCCGCACCAGCGACAAGCAGTTCTGGTCAGAGGGTAATCTTTCCGAGGCGGGGCTGTTTGGTCAGAACGTCTTCGGTCAGGCAGGTAAGTTTATTACCGTATGTGAGGGCGAGCTTGATGCCATGAGCGCATACCAACTTCTTGGATCGAAGTGGCCGGTGGTTTCCATCAAGAATGGCGCACAGTCTGCGCTGAAGAACTGCCGTCAGGCGTTGGACTATCTCAATAAGTTCGACACCGTGGTTCTCTGCTTTGATAATGACCAGCAAGGTAAGGACGCACAACAGGCTGTGGCAAAACTGTTTGAGCCTAACAAGTGTAAGATTATGAACCTTGAACTCAAGGATGCCAACGAGTATCTGAAGATCGGTCAGCGTGAGAAGTTTGTACAGACATGGTGGAACGCACAGACCTACACACCAGCAGGTATTATTAACCTTGCTGACCTTGGCCGCAGCCTGTACGAGGAGACGCACAACCAGACCTGTCCGTATCCGTGGCCGAAGCTGAACGAGAAGACGTATGGTATGCGTACCGGAGAGCTTCTTACGTTCACCTCTGGCGCTGGCATGGGCAAGTCCAGTATCATGCGTGAGCTAATGTATCACCTGATGCACAATACTGAGGAGAACATTGGCGTCCTTGCTATGGAGGAGAACACCAAGCAGACTGCGTTCAACCTCATGAGTGTGGAAGCTAATGCACGGCTATATATCAAGGAGATTCGTGACCAGTACACGCAAGAGCAGCTTGACGATTGGCAAGAGAAGACGCTTGGTAGCGGCAGGTTCTATGTGTTCGATCACTTCGGTAGCATGGACAACGATGAGATTCTGAACCGTGTACGATACATGGCAAAGGCTCTTAATACCAAGTGGATCATTCTTGATCACCTTTCTATTCTTGTGTCCGGTCAGGAAGACAACGGCGACGAGCGTAAGTCTATTGATATTCTCATGACCAAGCTTCGCTCTCTAGTTGAGGAGACACAGATTGGTTTGCTTCTTGTATCACACCTACGACGACCCGCTGGTGATCGTGGACATGAGGACGGTCGTGAGATTACTCTGTCACATCTGCGTGGGTCTGCATCCATTGCACATCTGTCTGATGCTGTGCTTGCTCTGGAGCGTAACCAACAGGCAGAGGATGAGGTAGAGGCAAACACTACCACGGTTCGCATTCTCAAGAACAGGTACACTGGTGAGACGGGCATTGCTTGCTACTTGCATTACGACTCCAACACTGGTAGGATGACGCAGGTAGACAATCCATTCATGGAGGAAGAAGATGACGGTTAGGAAAACATTTGACAAAGCATTGTATGATGTAGCTGATAAGGCTGCGAAGGATGCTATGGTTGCGTGGTTAAAACAAAATGACCATCATAATATAGATACTAATGAGACAACCTACTTTGATATTGTCAGCACCGTATCTCCTGACCTGCCTCGACATCTATATGAAGTAGAGGTAAAGTATTCTTGGCGAACACCGTGGCCTGACTCATGGAAGGAGATACGAATACCGTATAGAAAGAAAAGATTGCTTGACAAATGGAAGAAAGAATGCGATAATGATCTCCTAACATTCGTGGTCTTTCGTAACGACTGCACACAGGCATGGTTCATTGATGGCGACACTGTGCTGAACTCAGAAGTTAAAGAAGCATCCAACCGTAACATTAGAAAGGGCGAACAATTCTTTCACATTCCAATGTCAGATGCATACCTAGTGGATATGAAAAATGAAAGCAGTGGTGGACATAGAGACTGATGCTATCAATGCAAAGAAAATACATTGCATAGTAGCGCAACACTATCAAACAGGAGAAGTACGCAAGTGGGTAGGTGATGAATGTAAAGACTTTGGTGAGTGGTCAAAAAAGATTGACCAGTTTATTATGCACAACGGCATCAGCTTTGATGCGCCACTACTGAACAAGTTCACGGGTTCCACCATCACACCCCTGCAAGTAAGAGACACGCTGCTTGAGTCGCAGTTATTTAATCCGGTGCGAGAGGGTGGTCACTCACTGGAGTCGTGGGGCGAAAGGCTTGGCTTTGCGAAGCTCGACTTCCATGACTTCGGTGAGTTCTCTCCCCTCATGTTGGAGTATTGTCAGCGTGATGTAGAGTTAACACGCAAGCTTGCGCAAAACCTAGAGTTAGAAAAGAAAAAGTTTTCCAACCAGTGTTATGATCTTGAACGTGACGTTCGTATCATAGTTGACAGGCAGCAGAACAATGGTTTTGCTTTTGATCTTATGAAAGCACAGCTACTGCTTGCCAAACTTGAGGACGAACAACATGAACTGGAGCGCAATGCAGAAGAAGAATTTGAGCCTACGATTGTAGAGTTAAAGACAAAAACCAAGGAGATACCTTTTAATATTGCCAGCCGTAAGCAGATAGCTGATCGTCTGATGCAACGTGGTTGGGAGCCAACTAAACTAACAGACAAAGGCAATGTCATTGTCAACGAGGATGTCCTGTCCAAAATTAATATGCCAGAAGCGCAGATGTTTAGCAGGTACTTTCTGTTACAGAAAAGAACCGGACTTCTCAAAGCGTGGATCAAAGAGTGCGGAGAGGACATGCGTGTTCGTGGGAGAGTGCTAACGCTCAAGACTATCACAGGCCGCATGGCACATCACAGTCCCAACATGGCGCAGGTTCCCGCTGTGTACAGTCCGTATGGGCAGGAGTGCCGTGAGCTATGGACTGTCTCTAACTCTGACACCCATCAGCTTGTTGGTACAGATGCCAGCGGACTTGAACTTAGATGTCTGGCTCACTACATGAACAACGCTGACTTCACTAACGAGGTGCTTACAGGTGACGTTCATACCGCTAACCAACGTGCAGCGGGGCTTTCCAACAGAGATCAGGCAAAGACTTTTATCTATGCCTTTCTCTATGGTGCAGGTCCAGCAAAGATTGGTAAGATAGTGGGCGGTGGCCCCGGCAAGGGACAGAAGCTGATATCCAAGTTCCTTGCTAACATGCCAGCACTACGCACACTGCGATCTAATATACAAGAAGCAGCACAGCAGGGAAGTATTCCCGGCCTTGATGGTAGGCGTCTTATGATTAGATCAGAACATGCAGCACTTAACACATTGCTTCAGGGTGCCGGTGCCATTGTCTGTAAGCAGTGGCTTGTAGAGATAGACAAACGGGTAAGAAAGTCTGGCCTAGACGCCAAGCTGGTAGCTTCTGTACACGATGAGTACCAGTTTGAAGTGGCAAAGCCAGACATAAACAGGTTCACTAAAATAACAAAGGAGGCTATGTATCAGACACAGAAAGTATTTAGTTTTAGATGTGATTTAGATTCTGATTATAAAGTTGGAAATAATTGGGCAGAAACACATTAAAGCTATTGACTTCCACAAATTCGTGTGGTATAATATATGCTGTTGTTTTGTAGTAGACAGCACCGGGGAATGATCCCCACTCATGGCCGCAATGGTGCGGTATTTAAAAGGAGAAAGAAATGAACGATCCTATTTACATTACTGGTAAGTGCCACTATGCTTCCATCACTGAGCCGAACACCAAGTTCGATCCGGTGTGGAGCATTCAGGTAGAGGTGGACGATGACAATCGCTCAGTCATTGAAAGCGCAGGTCTGCCCATCGCCAACAAAGGTGATGATCGTGGTGATTTTGTAACCATCAAGCGCAAGGTATTGCGTAAGGATGGTACTCAACGTGCAGCACCTATCGTAAAAGACTCACAGAATAATCTGTGGAATGGTAAGCTGGTAGCCAACGGTAGTAAAGTAAATGTAAAGGCTATTCCTTACGAATGGAGCTATGCTGGTAAGTCTGGTATTTCTGCTGACCTTGCGGCAGTACAGATTGTGGACTTCATTGAGTATGCCGATAGCAGGGAAGACTTTGAACCTGTTGACGGTGGGTATGTCCAGAACTCTGAGGCCGTTCCCTTTTAACTAGCATAGAAAGGAAGGGGGAGAGAGTTTCTGGTCCTTACTCTCTCCCTCTTTTTATTATGAAAACAATAGATACTCTCGTTGAAGATATATATAGTCTGTTCACACTTGATCCTATAGACATGGACGAGAGTGAGGTGGACAAACATATAGATACCTTCGGTGAAATGCTGAAGGTTCACATAAAAGATTTTCTGTATGAGACACCAAAAGATCGTGGCAATCTCAGGCTCTCCGCTATTGGAAAACCTGATCGCCGCCTCTGGTATGATGTTAATAAGCCGCTGGATCAGAGTGATCTGACGCCAGCCACACGCATTAAGTTTTTATATGGATATATTCTGGAAGAACTTTTGCTTCTGTGTTCTACCATATCGGGACATGAAGTAACAGATCAACAGAAGGAAGTGGAGGTGGAAGGTGTTACCGGACATCAGGATTGTATTATTGATGGGGTCGTTGTTGATTGTAAGTCTGCTAGTGGTGTTGGATTTGATAAGTTTAAATATAATAAGCTAGCAGAGGACGATCCTTTTGGATATGTTGCACAGATATCAGCCTATGCAGAAGCTAATGGTATTGATCAGGCAGCATTCCTTGCCATTAACAAATCAACAGGAGAGATATGTCTTACCAAGTTACATCACATGGATATGATAAATGCAAAGCAAAGAATCGCTCACCTTAAAGATGTGGTTTCAGCGCCTTTCGTACCTGATAGGTGCTACTCCGATATACCTGATGGTAAGTCTGGCAACCGTAAGCTTTCTGTTAGTTGTGTTTATTGTGGCTATAAGAGAGAGTGTTGGGCTGATGCTAACCAAGGCAAAGGCATTCGTGTGTTCAAGTATGCACATGGTCGCAGGTATCTTACCAACGTGGCTAAAGAACCTGATGTGGAGGAAGTAACCAACTGGTGACACATTGGGAGTATCACAAAGATTTTGACAAGAAGAACAGCTTTGGATTTGTCTATCGAATAACCAACAAGAAAACTAAGAAAGCCTACATTGGTTGTAAACAATACTATGTAACACGTAAAGGTAAGAAAGTAGAATCTAACTGGCGTACATATACAGGCTCTAGTAAATATCTAAACGAAGATATAAAGAAGCTTGGCAAGAAACACTTTCGATTCCAAGTTATAGGCGAATACAAAAACAAGAGGAGCCTTCGGTACTATGAATGTTATTTTCAGATGATCTATAAAGTTCTTACGGCTAAGTTAGAAGGTACGGACGAACCCGCCTACTACAATAACTATGTGGGCGGGAAATTTTATCGCCCGGTTCAGGAGGTAGAAGATGAGTGACATACTAAACTTTGATAGCCTCTATGATCTAACAGAGAAGAACCCGGACAGAACTCTTAATCTGGCTATTATACTTCAGGCTCTGCTTGATATGAGCAAACCAAAAGAACCTAATGAAACTAATGAGACTGCCCTTCAAAGAGATCAGGCATCAGCATGGGTATTCGCCTCTGTTGGTGTGACATGTGAGAACTTTGAAAGCACCTGCCATCTGGCTGGACTAGAACCAGACACTGTTAGAAACTTTGCACTCAAGGCTGTAACATCGGAGAACGTAAATGAAATCAGAAGAAAGCTTAACTCATTCCTATGACGAACCAAATTATCCAAAGGGGGAGCGCAACTATGATTACTATCTTAGGCGCATGAAAGAAGAAAAACCATTAGACCAACAGGTGGGAGGACAACACTACAAGGGATGCAAGATACAGCCAGTTGAATATATTCATGCCAACGGGCTTGACTATCTGGAGGGTAATGTGATAAAATACATCACTCGCCACCGTACTAAGGGAGAAGGGAGGAAGGA